CCATCCAGCAAATACTAGCAGCTGAATGAACATGACCAGATACAGTACTCTGTACTCTAATCTTGGCTGCATTAAACGAGGGAACTAAGCCAGATGAGGCACCAGTTCCGTGTATGTAAGCCACCTCATCAATCACCCACTCATAAGCCCACTCCCATCCAGGAGTATTAAAGATATCTTTATATTCCTTTAGATACATGGCAGGAATACCTGCACTTGAACTAAGTCTATGAATACGTTCATCATGATTTCCTATGCAAACCCTAGCTTTGGGGAATGCTTTCTTCCATGCCTTCATCTTTTCCATCGACCTGTGATACTCAGCTACTGCTGAGTCAGCATCAGGATGTTTCTGGTGGAAAGATATAGCATGGTGATCTAAAACATCGCCGATAAATACAGTCTCAGTTGTTTTATATTTTTTCCTTAAACCTCTACAGAAATTAAGATAATCCTCTCGTTCTGCAGGTAGGTGTAAGTCTCCTATCACTAATACTTTTGTCATTACTTATCCTTTTCTTTGGGTACATACATACATAAATCTAAACCATTGTCGCTTGGTATACCGTTCTCTATAAAATCTTCGAAAAGATTTCTGAGAAAGATAGTCATTAAACCCTCGGTTGAAAATGTAATCTCTAGTTTCTTACAGCTACTTTTTGTATCTGCAAGCCTAAATGTATATGCTAAACTATATTCCATATCTCCTTCATTGGTTACTATTAAGTGAGTCACATGTAAACTCCTATGCAAAAAAATAATCTGATTCTAGAACCCTTTCAAGTTCTAATTTTCCTCGTTCAGGAGGATCAGGTAGAATAACTCCTAACTGATTCTCTACTTCCTTCTTAAATTTTTCTAATAAATTTTCAGAATGTATCTCTAAAAATTCTTCTCTCAAACAATTGCGCATGAGATCTACAAAGTTAGCATGACATCCATATGAATCGTGTATCATACTAACAGATGTAATACCATAGAAAGTTATACGAGCAAGTGTTAAAAACATATGAGCCGCATCTATACTGTGTATAAAGTTTGGGCTAATAGCTTGCATAGCTTCTCTAGGATTAACATCATTAGTCTTTACATAAAAAGTAAGTTCCTTGCGGTTAAACAAAGATGCGAGGGACCTACGTTTTTGTTGTTTGTTATAATAATGAACTACCTTAAAACCGCTAGGTGTAGTCCACTCTACGTGCTTATTTAAATCATTGGCTATCTCTATTACATCTTTAAGATATTGCTTACCCATGTTGGGTCCACTTAGAGAATTATCTAAGCTAGCTTTAATAGCTCTAGCTAATTCAACAATAGCTCCACCAAGTTTTTCTTTAGACACCCAGTCAAGATGCCCTTCTTCTTTAAGATATCTTTGTATGCCATAGAAAGTAATTCCATAGGGTTCACACATAGTAGGTCTCTTAGTAACTTTGCGATCAATAATATTATCCCAATGTTTTAAGAACTCTTTAAACCACCCACTAGAATCTTTAGTCTTTGTACAATACTCTGTTGTCTTATCAGCCACATACTGATATAAGTCGTGTGGTTCCTTGGATGGAATAATGCCTGTCAGTTCAGCAATCTCTGTGTCTCCTACTATGGCAGACCAGTGTTGATTACCATTACACTTGCCATCTATCTGTACTGGAATGAATGTAAGGTTATCATCTCTAGTAATATCAAAGATAGAAGCTAGTCTTTGGAAAGACTTATTCTTTTTAACAGAATCATCAATCCATTCCCTATGTTCATAAGGATCCTCTGCAATATCTTCTATCATCTTCCAGTTATCATCAACCCACTTCACTCTATCTTCAAAGGGTAGTTTGTCTTGATCAAATAGGTTAGCAAGGTGTACCTTCTGCCACCATCTGCCTCTTGGCGTAAGCTCTACACCATTAGCAAACATAATAAGTCCACGATCAAAGTCAGAGGACTGGGGACTAAGCAGTTCACATATAGAGTATGCCCTGCCCCTGAAATCTAGAGTATACCCGTGGTAAAAATAATCCCAAGGTAATAGTTCTTTGGCTAGGTTAAGTCGTATAAGCATGCGACCCCTACTCTGTTCTTGCTTGTACCAATTACCCCATTTTTCTTCTCTAATTTGACACCAAATAGCTTGTTGTTCTTTAGACCCACCTTTAGGGTACTCCTCATTATACATGAATTCTTCGAAGGAATAATAGGGTAGGTTGGCTAGCCCTGTGTTGTTTGTAAACAGGGTTTCCATTACATCTAAGACCTTCTCATTCACAGACCACTCAGTATTCATCATGAGGTTGAGTCCGTCTAGTACCTTCTGAGAAGGCTTAGAATACTTCTGTATCTTAGCATAATCCCCGAAGAAATTTGATTTATATTTTTGTACAACAGGCTTCCTTAAATTGGTATGAAGATACCCACCTGAGTGTTTTATAGTGTGGTCTTCAGGCTTACATATCATAGGTCTGTATACTAAGGTAGAAGCCTGAAGAAACTGGTGCCTATTGTGTAATTCTTTTAGTACATCAGGATGAAACTCTACGCTAAGGTAGCTGCGATGAGTCTTACCTCTCTTTATCTTATGCTTTGTTAGCATTATAATGTTCGAAGCAGCGGCAATCCGTAACATGTGATGACCAAAATCATGCTTATGTTTAACAGGTAGCTTTACATTCTTATTCATTTTCTTAGCAAAGGCTTTGCAACGCTTCGTAGTCCAGTTCTTAATAAACTTAGACTGTTTAAACCAATCGTCTCTATTGTTTTCTTTAGCTCTCTGAAATGCTATGATATCACAAGCATCCTGTGCTATCTGAGTAGCTATACTCTGGGCTAAGGGTGGTATAACCTTATCACTAGTCCAATTATACCCCCAATAACTACTAGAAAACCATGTCCGTATGACAGAGCGTATAGTTATATCGGCTATCTTTTGTGCACCAAGTTCTAACAGGGGATACAACCAGCGTGGAGTTCTAGAAGACTCGCAGGTTTTATCGATCCACTCTTGATAAGTATCACGAAGTTCTTTAATAGAAGAGTCTAATAACTCTTGTTCAGGTATCCCCTCATCCGGTGCTCTATTGTACTCGTTCCAATACTTATTCTTTCCGTACTCAAGCATCTCCTGCTCATATAATATCTGTGCATTACGACGCTCTGATCTACCCTCATCTGTAAGTTCATCCCACATCATTATTATACTGCTCCCAGAACTTTTTAGTTCTTTTAGTATGCTCTTCCTTAGTTATCTTACCAAAGGCTAGGTTCCAGTTCAAATCATATATCTCATCAGGCACATCTCTGTTACGAGAGGCATCACCCTTTCCAGCATCATGAGGTGAGTATATTTCTGGTTTAGTTGGTCCACTTAAGCCAAGTTTCTTATGTCTTCTGTGCTTATCTCTAAGTTTCTTCCAGTGCTTGTGAGCATTAAAGGTACCGCCAAAGTTCTGGTCGTTTGTTTGTATCGATACTTCTTTCTTCTTCTTTGGCATGCATGTCTCCTATATTTTCGGGAAGCGTTGGGGCGAACTTCCCAACTGAAGCACTACGCTATGTTACTTCCCTTAGATTGTCGGGGAATAGTAAAGTTCCTAGTACCGCCTTACATTTATCCTAGTTAGGTAACCACGGTAAACACTTTACTACTTCCCTGTATAATGCCTAATCCAATTATATACCAGCATTATACATAGATTGTCGGGGAGTAGTAGATTTTGCAGTGCCATGATAGAAACGTCCTGCTTAATGTACATATGGCGTTTACTACTACCCCCCCATTAGATTGTCGGAGCGTTGAGGCTAATTGACCCCAACTGAACACTCAGGTGTGCTACTCCGTTAGATTGTTGTTACCTCTTCGATTGCGGTCGATTCACAGTGTCGAAGTTAACCAATACAGGACCCCGTTAAGATAAATATCTACATTTGCAATAGGCTCTACACCTGGAATCCTGTAGATAAGTGCTGATCGACTTGGGCTCAGAGGAAAGGTAACATTAGATTGTCAGTAGGTTACGCCTACCACTCGGACTGCCCTTTAGCCACACGACCGTCAGTAAAGTGGGGTATTTTAGACCCTATACCAATGGGTTCGCAGTTTTGTCACACATGCTCAGGTGAGTAGCGTCTCGTTATCACACTTGTGAACCGCACGCAACACGGGGTGCTAGTATAGTAGAGATGCCTTGGCTACGTGCTAAAGGTAAGCCCTAATCTCTTGAACCCGTCTAGGCCGTGGTCCTATACTAGCGTTAGTGCATGACGCATAACACGGGTAGAATTCTTGGCTGCATCACCGATCAACTTGTTGCTGATAGTAGCCTCAGTTGTGCGACGCTTTCGATTCTGTAGCCAGTTCGTAACCGCATTAGCTGCGAGCCATGCACTATCTCCTCCAAACTCCGTTACCTCTTTATCAAAGGTCTCAGTAAAGCCTTGCATAGTAGCCATGGCTTTCTTTCTAGAGTTATGTTCCTCTTGTGTGTAAGATGACCGTGCTGTTGGCACTTCACCTTCAAACATCTGATAGCATTCCATCCAGAAGGATTGAATCTCTTCAGCACTCCATCTCTTAGTACCCAAGGTCTGTACTGCTGAACGGAACTTCGCCTTGTGGTTCTTCCATTCATCGAGTGCTTCCTTAAGTCCTACGATCTTATCTTCCATGTCACCCTTGTGACGTAGCTTAATCATACGCTGTGATCCTTCAGTGATTGCCCAACTTAGTGTGTTGTTACATACAACCCTGACTGAGGTAGGTAGTGCTGATAGACTCAACGTACCATTGTGACTGTTCATTAGGCAGAGATACTCATGCATCTCATCGTTTCCTGCTTGAGAAGCAACTTGCCACTCACTATCCTTCATAAGGACATATGACTGTGCTCCATTGAACAGTGTACCTGCTGTCTCCACCTGTAGTCCAGGTACTGAGCCAGCAATGTCAAACAGTTCACTGTTCTGTACAATCTTATAGTTCTTATTCACTACACCTAGTACTTCTTCAGTATCAGTTCGTACTGTAGCATAGAACTTACTAGGATTAGTTAGATATTCTTCTTCATACTTAGCAATTAGTGGTTCACTAAGTACTACATCAAAGTCCATCTTAGCAAGACGCAAAGCATCTAAAGTTGTTGGTGCTTCTTCTACGACTGTTCCCAGTCCATGCCATGCAGCTTCACCAACATATACTGCATGATCATCCTTATACATTTCGTGTGACATAATATCTCCTATAATTCGTCACTATATTTTTCCCAATCAGAATCATCCCAACACTTGAGATCATCCTTTAGTTTACTTTTGGATAAACGCTTGGGCTTCTTTGGTTTCTTGGTACTCTGCTCGTCTTTCGACTGAGGCTCGTACCGTTTCTTTTGCTTTTTCAAGCTCATATTCCTCCATACCTAAGTAGAATTCAATAACATCACCAGCTGGTACCCAGCCAGAATCTTCACGATAGACGAAGCCATCGTCTGTGAAGTCACGAATCATACCTGACTTAAGCATAGTCTCTAAACATGTATGTGATATGTGTATATTCATATCATCCTCCTTTAACATATTGCTGTATATAAAAGATCAGATCCCATTATAATATATATTCTAGACCAATATAATAACTTCATCTTAGTTTCTCGTTATTTCGTATGTTGCATCTAAAGTTCTAGTGCTTGGGTTCCACACAACAGTACCCAGTTCAGCGGTCCAATCAGATTCATAATCATTATCATCATTATCATATCCAGTTTTAGTACCATGAAGTAAAGTAGGTATCAATTGCTCATTAGCTGTAGTATATTGTACCATAATTTCTTCTTCTGTCAAGACCATTTCAATGTTTTTATCTAAATATTTTCCATCGCCATACTCATAGTAACCCATACCTGTATCATCAATAGAATAATCTAGCCTGTCATTGATATAGTCTACTATATCTTCATCATAAAGTATTCCGTCTATCATATGTAACCTCCAATTCTCCATCTTTAACCATCTTATAAAGTAATGCATCTATATATTCTCCGATGAAGGACTTAAGATTACCTTCGAGTTCCTTTTGTATTGTCTCGAACTGTCTAGTTATCTCAGCATCGGTAGCTAAGGTAGCCATATCTTCAATGTCATCCTCAATCAACTCGATCAACTTGTTGGCATCTATATCTGCCATCACTTGCAGTATTCTTTCTTTCATTCTGTATACTCCTCTACAGTATAGGGATTGTCACCCCTTTCACGCATTGCATTCCACTCAGTTGCATCTTTTTCTGCATCAGACTTCTTATAATAAACAGCATCCTTGCGTTTATTATTCATAGTCCACCACTTGCCACGTACTTTAATCCCCCACTTCTTTACGCCTTTCATTCCTGATCTACCTCCTCAATTCCTTGACACTCATCTTCACAATTACAACACCATATAAAATCATTGTATTCACCATCAAGGAAATCCAATAACTCTAGTGGCTCTTTGTTAAGAGGTATCATTATATCATACCCTTGGTGTAGGTCTGTGCTACCACAATCAACACATCGACTTATCATAGTATACCTTCTTTCCAGAGTTCATCTGTTAGTTTAGACTCTAGTTCTATTGCCTCTTCTTCGCCATCACCCTCCCATTCATTAGTTATATATTGCTTAAGGTGTATCATTTCATGAACGATTGTCATTATAAAATCCCTAAGTTTCTGGGTCTGTTCCACCCCGATTATATAACTATTTGAGTCTGGTATTTCTTGTTCACAGTATCCCCAGCAATCATCTAGAGTTTCAACCTTAACTAATATCTTTAGATCTTCTATATCAGAGAGTCCAAACTTTTTTATACACCATTCAATGGCTTTATTTGCAAGCTCTTTCTTTTCTGTAGAACATTGAAACGTACAGCTTATTTCACCATAAGAAGTTGACTTCGTAGGGTGTCTTAAGTTGCAATGAAACTTATTCGTCGAGCGATTCATCTTCATCCTCCTCCTCAAAGTAGGATTGATAGTGATTAACTAAGTCATCAACCCAGTCTACATCACCACATCCATGCAGCCCACCACATGCATGGTAGAACAAGGAGCATACTGATTCCCAGTCTGTGTCTTGTTCGTTTAGTTGTTGTTGTTCTTTGATAGGTATATTACAAGAAAACTTACCATCATTTATAAGCTGTTCATATGCCTCATTATCTAAGGTAATAATATTACACCCAGTATAATCAGACCAACATCGACCATCATTCAATACCATTATCTTTGCCATCTTAGTTATCTCCATACTATCTTACGATAAAGTTCTCTGTGTAGTCGTTTCATACCAGTATCTATCATATCTATGTGCTCAGTCTCACCCCAAGTTATATCATCATCGAAGCAAGCAAGGACATCAAGTATTCTATTAGATAAGACTCGCATCTCATCCCTATCTTTACGATCCTTGCCATCTTGAGACATGAGATACTCAAGTGCTGCCCCCACTATATGTTGTTGCATCTTATTCATAGTCATCCTCATTTATAAAGTCTACATGTTCCGTATCACAATCATAGCAATAACTATATTCTAAAGGATAGTCTATACCACCCCTAACAGGCACATCATAATCATATTCTGTTGCTTTATTGGGATCGTATCCTGCTAAACGGAACTCTACTATTTCAGTACTACCACATTCACTGCATACTAGTGTCATTATTCACCGTCCTCTTCTTCAGGTATAAAATCTTCCCAATCTTCAGAGAGACAGCCTATTTCATGACAGCCTGACTCTTCACAACCACAAGTAGGACATGGTTCTTCTTCCATTATATCATCGAATTCTTTATCATTCATACCAGTTACCATCGCTTTCCATGCTATCTATAAAAGTTACAGTTATACTAGCTACTCTATTATTATGCAGTTTATAGTTTACGCTATAGCAACCATCACCATAGCCCGAAGATACTAATGTACCTATACCCTCACCTAATGGCTCGGATATATTATCATGATCTTTAATATTACTACAAAACTCTTGCCAATTGTTGACTCTATCACTGGCATCATCACCCATAATATAACAGGGGTCGCCAATCCAAATTAATCCTGAATCTACACCTACTTTAGTCATCTTTAGTTTCCTTTATGGGTCCATACATTTGTATATCTACATTACATCCACCCTCTGCATCAACACGGGTAGGATGATCATACCAACCGTCTTCTAAATTATTAAACGCATCCCATGCTGCATCCTCTTCCACATTAGGATCATCATTAGGCTCAACTTCTAAAGTTATAGTATAACAGTTGAGATCTTCTATTGTAAACTCATACTTTTTCATTAGCCTGTCTCCATCATTCGTATCATGTGCCGCAGCTTATCCCTAATCGTAGCAATTTCTGCAAGCAATTCACTGTTCAATACCCCAGCCTCGAAGTCTTCGAGGGTCATTAGTAACATTCTTATTTCATCAGGTGTTAGCATAGTTTACTTTCCAATATTCTTTCGAATATTTCTGGCTCTACCCAGTATTCTTCTATAGTATTCTTTACCATATCTATAGTATCTTCTTCATAGCCATCTGTTCTTAATACATCTGCTACCTCTACCCTAGCCTCGATTACATCAGATGCAGTGAATGTTGAGTCACCAAAGGTGACATGATACATACCATCGTGTGCTTCTAGAGTCATCTCAAGTTCAGATCCTTGTAAAACTGTACCAATAATAGCAGTTTTATTACTATAGAATGTTATTGATCCACCAGGATCACGATCTTTATTCATTATCTGATCAAACATACCACATAGATAGTTTAGTTTCTTATTTAGATTTTCATATTGTACGTCATCCATTCCTTAATCTCCTTATAATTATATCAGGATGGGTGTTCTTGTTCTTCTCAAGGAAATCCTTGAGTTGTTCTATAGTCCATTGTTTTTCTTTTGCTACCTTAGCAATCTCTGAATATACTTTATGGACCATGGTATGCTTGCTTCCATTGCATGTATACAGGAGGCAAGTCATTACGTTTCCGAGTACCTTCTTTAGCTGCCCAAGTCTGGGCTTTGTTATCATGATCCCAAGCCTGACTATAGGCTTCTATAGGTTCATATAGATTGATGTCCCCACTCATATGTCTTAACTGAAGGGCGTTAAGTTTACTGTCTTTATGATAATCATAATGTAAACCATTTACCTCTATAGTTTTCCCCCGATGTTTAAATATGTGACCCTTAGGGACACGGTGTTCATCCAGCCATTTCTTTAGACCAATCATGTGTGTTCTCCATGAGTTTCGTTAGGTTACCATTGTAACATATCAATGATAGTTTGTCAAGTTCCTAGGTATTATATTTTCCATCTGTTTCTTACCCCCGATCTCTTTAAAAAAGACCCTTTCCCCTATGGTAGTAGGGTACTCATGTCCTTGATAGTCTACAGGCACTATCTTCCTATACTCTTTATCCCTCTCATGTTTATACTGGACTAAGGGTGAGGTTGCTACCCAGTCTCCTTTGACTACCATCAGGCTAGAGTGTGCCTTTGTGCTGTCCTCACATATGTCGTATAGGCTGTACTTCGCTATATTGTGCTAGTCCAGCTAGACTAGGTACTCATGCGTGTTAATACATTTAATCCTTTGTCACACTCCCGCAGGATACTGGTAAACCGCGTACACCGCTATGTGCTTTACGCCCAGTTCTTGAAGGAACCTATATGTAATCTCCTTACCGTCCTCACATACACCACTACAGTGTACATGAGGACAGTGATACCCAGACCACAGTTAGATGGGTCACGAGGTATCCTGTCGGCACCTGTTTTATACTAGGTACATCCTCAGGAAAGATTAATTCGGATTAGTGGTACCCGTTGCCAAGTACCTTCTTCCTACCTAAGTAGGGACCAGGGTTCTTTCCAAACCTATACTTAGAAAACAGCAGACGATCAGTTAACCGTTGAAGGTTACGTGAAACTTGCTGCGTTCGTCCTGTGATCGGACATCAATGACATATTCTAGAGCCTGAACCTTGTAAGGTGCCCAGTTTGCATCTTCGATTGCCGATCTTCGCATGTTTTCAAGACAATGATCATCTAGTTTGGTGTACTGAACGATCTTATCTTCTTTTGTTTCGCCTTGTAAGGCATAATCTTGCAGTGCCATGGTATACTCCTTTCGAGTATTGTCTGACTTTACACGTAAGAACTAGGATGCTACGTCACATCCTCTAATTTATTATAATAGGGTGGGTAGTACCTAAGGTAACCTAGGGTAACCTAAGTATCCTTCAACTTTACCACCCCTAATAATAACATAAATCTATACTGACTCGTGAAGTTATCACGATAGAAACTATAGTTAACTATACTATATGACCCAACTTTAGGGCATACTATATATTGTATGTCTGTAGTACACGACACACTATATACAGTATACTGTCGGATTCAAACTCTATACTTTTTATATCGATGTCAGAAGTATGTCTCTGAAGCCCTTTTTCAGGTGCCCTATCACCGACCAAGGAGCTACCTTGGATTTATTAAAAACAACTAGAGTACCCTGCGATACCCGGAGGGTGAGCTAGGGTCTCATAGATATTCGCCCAGAGGGCTTAAGATCGGGGGATACATAGATATATTATATATTATAAACTTATCATATGCCTATAGGGGCAGACCACCCGTGACTAATAAATAGCCTGATTAATAATGAGAAGGCTCACTCTCTCTAGCCCCAAACCTAGGGAGAGAGAGCCCTCTTATGAGAGCTCTCCTGTCTCACTACAGTGAGACTATTTCACCACTCCAGACCTTTAGAAGCTTTAACTGCTTCAACATCAATCAACAATCGAGAACAGCTTTTAAAGTATTTGTCAAATACTTTAGGTGCTGAGTCAATAGCGATTTGCTTACTGTCTCTGACAGGTGTTACCACAGTAAATTCCCAACCAAACCATGGCTGACGATAGGTAATCGAACTTACCCAGCCAGTCTCGGTATGCTTAGTAGTCTCTTTGACTACTGACATTCTCCGAAGATTACTTAGTTCCTTCCACTTAGTGGATGGAATTTCTTCATCTTCGCTAGCTACGGTTAAACCGTTTTCAGCTAAGAATGTCCTTAGAGGGAAGTACTCCGTCTGCTCACGCATAGGAAAGTACCTGTGAAGAGGTTCAGTCTGACCGTCTATAGACCAGACACGGATTGAACATTCACCTGCCTTACGGTTGGTCACAATAACAACAAGGAATGAATTACCATCCTCATCTTGTGCCACACGGTGGACATGGCGAAATGTATCGGGTTGTGAGTGTTGCATAACAGCTCACTCCTTTTATTTCATAGAGTATACCCTACTCTATAATGGGCATTAGCAAAGACTAATGATGACAGACTCTCACCAGAGGGTCGAGAACTAATGAGAGTCTGTGGATCACGAGTCTGTGATTATGGGAACAATGCTACGATGTGGTTAGGGATCAGATCCATAACTTCATCATGTCCAATACCTTTGGGAGGTTGGACATCCCAGCTTTCACATAAAGCTGGATAGTTAAATCTTCGACAGTTATGTACTACACTATTACGCCAAATGGTTTGAATAGTATTGGAGTATCTAGCATGTACAGTAAAACTATCATGATTAGAGAGAACATGAAAAGGTTCTTTGTAATTCTTAGAACCCAACTGAACACCATGTTTCACTAATCCATCCACAGAGTGGGTCATGTCAGCAGAGACATTCTGATTAGTAGAATAACTAGAGTTCAATAAGGTAGCCTTACCTCTATAACCGAGGTGACTAGCACGAATTACATGTCGATGGATAGGGTCTCGTCGATAAGGAATCTTTTCGACACATCCACCGTGAGGTAAACACCAAGACAACATCTTACCATGTTTCTTTACGTGTTTTTCATTAGCATCTCGCAATCTTTTACCGCATGAACGGATAACAGGAATAGCTTCGTGCAAGGCTGGCATTCCAACCTTTGTGCACCAATAACATGTTGTCTCAAAGACATCATCCCATGTAGTACAGCACTTACCATTCTTGAATAGATCACGAAAATTAGGATGTTCCAGCATCCAAGCTTTGGGCTCTACATGTTCTTCGAGAAATAGAAAGTCAGCATCTTGTAGCTTTTCCATTTTATCAGGATCTAATCCCATTAAATAGTATGCGGCTACAGTTCCGCCAGCTTCATATAAACCACCTCGACCTAAGTCTTTGGCAGTTGTTCGAAGTTCTTTAGGATTAACATCACGAAGATGTCGATCCATCGATTGTAACCAACAACATACTTCCATGTAGTTATCTTGGCGTGGACCTCCGAGGAGATTGCCAAGACGCATACCATGAACACTTTGTTCAAGGATACTTTCGAATCCAGCACCAGAGCATGATTGATCAAAGGCAAAAGGAAAACTTGACAAGCCTTCTGTTGTTGTATACTCACGACATGCTAATGCCATAGAAACATACTCAACACCATACTTATCAATGCATTTACTAAGATTACCTTCAAGAAGGTTTTCCCAGTTATTTTCATTAATACCTTTGAACTGCTGTGTTAATCCAAAGAAGGTCTTTGAATCAACTGGTAATGCTTCACCGAACCATACGATCATCTTATAGAAGAGATCACCTTGATGACTTAACATTCCAGAGTGATCATCGAAAGTACGTAACCTTCGATCTAGCTTCCGAACAAGAGGATGGTGACCAGAGTCACCAATCCTTCTAAGTTCTTCTAAGCATCGTTTGCGGTGCTTCATGTTCTTCTCATCAGAGAGGTAAGTCTCTGACTTAAAGTAAGCTTCCGCAAGTTCCATCTTGAAGCAAACAGGTGTATCCGTTTCCCACTGAAGGTGTTCAATCACCTCTGAAGGAATAGGGTTCTTATTCCAACGACTAACCTGAGGAGCCCAAAGACCCTCCAACTTAGTTCGAGAAGTTTGAACCACATGTTCCCGTTGAGGATGACCTTCCACCTTACATCGGAGATAGAACTTGAGAAGTGATTTCTCAATCTCAAACATCTGATTCCGATATTCAGGATGGATACGCTTAAGCTCTTCCATTACCTCAGTTCCCGTGAGGTAATCATGAGCTTCAAATCTCAACTGGTCGACGAATTTACTGCCGTCCCAGTCAGATTGACCACAATGAAACAAGACTTGCTTCACTGTGTCGGAATCCCTCTCGACCAAAGGATCCACTAGGTTTGTGTTGTCGTATTTCATAACGAAACACTCCTTGTGAGGGATTACTGTAGGTTTAACTCAGTTGACGAGGCACCTACTAAGCCTGTCAAAGTCCAACTCACGAATTTCTCCGTGAGTTGGGTTAGATTTAGCGTGGGCTAAAGATAGTCCAACGAGACTGGTATTTTTTGGGTGTTGATACACCACACTTACATGCCAACCATCCATGGGTTAAGCATGTAGCTTCTTTCCCTTCAATATCTAGCATCATGCCGGATACATTTCTTATCTTAATACTCTAGCACTCGTGAGAATGCTAGGGTATTAAGTCCCTCCGCTGCAGGGAGGGACTGGGCAATTGAATGCCGTTGCAACAACTATCAATCCCTGAGGATTCGCTGATTTTCTAGTGCAAGTAACTCCACCTCACGAGCATAGCACCAGTTGGTACTAGCTCGTTCCGTTAGAGTTGCCTCACGCCAGATACCAGTGTCATCTGTGAACCACATACCTGAGTGATCGAGACGATACTCAAGAATGCTGACTTTCCAACAAAGGAAAGCACAGACAAACACTAGCACAGCAGTGATAGCTGTCGATGTCTTAAGTCGTTTCAAAAGAAACTCCTGTACATCTTACGTTAACTCGCCAGTTTGATGGGGTTACCATCATCCCCCGTTTTTCTTTAGACTCTGAATGCTATCTAGACAAGTATCTAGTGCCTTTAGAACAGCTGTGTATTGATCGAGAAGCTTTTTACCTTCTGGATCTTTTGTTGCCTCAAGTTCTTGAGACAACTCTGCGCCATCAGCATGGACCTCTACCATAGCCTTTCCAAGAGTCTCTACCAGATCTTTCCAATGGAACATCTGGACCTCCTGTCTTACGTTTCACACCTCGTCAGGCTTGATGGAGAATACCATCATCTAACTACCTGTATACTTGGCACATATCACCGAAGATGATATGCCAGAATGAGCTTGACCGATACACGTGACACGTGCATCCTTCCAAGCATCCTTTCCCTCATCGCCATAATAATCTCCACCAGGAGGCGTGGCACGAGCAGCCTCTTCATTCTTTGCGATACAAACGAATGAATCGAAGCTGTCCCAGTCGACGAATTGGGTATTCTCAACAAGATAAATAAACATAAATGCTCCTTTCTCCACCGAAAGGGCTCGGCATCCCTCCACCTTGTGGGAGGGCACCAGGCTATGACCTTACATGTAAGTATCCAACTTCTTTCTAACTGGATACCACTCGTCGCCATGCCTATCTATTTCAACAGGCAGCTGAGACTTATCAGCACGAGGATCATCTCCTCGCACTAACTCGGATCGGTGATCCCGTATCTTGTCTCTATCTAACCAGACAGATACTAGGACCCAGAAGGCTGCTAGTGCCATAAGCACTAGAGCACACACGAAAAGGTTTGCTATGATAGTCATAGTTTACCTCCTTTTTTCCTAATCTAACGCTTAGCGTTAATAAGTTTTAGGTAGGGGGTAGGGGGGGGAGACCCACCTACCACCTTATACTAACCCCTGTCCAAATTCTCGACCCCTAAGTCGATTTATCTGAATAAGCCCTCAGGAGCTGCAGGAGGCTTTCCTGAGTCAACAATGGATCCAACTATGTCTCTTTCTCTAGGAGCTATCACAGGAGCTCTCTGTGGCTCTGTGGGTACCCCAGTAACTGGTTGTAACTGTGGTTCTTCGGGTGGAGTCAAACCAGTCTTTGCTGCCAATGCACGAGTACTCTTTTGTAGTGCTATGGGTAGTTCGTGGAACTTAGAACCAGTCCAACCTAGCTCCTTCATAAATTCACGAATTATTGCCGAGTGTTGTGCCACATTAGAAGATTCATAGATTGATCCATAGTTTGCCCACTTGTCTTGTGGTCTAGAACTCTTTTTTAAGTTCATAGTATTCTGACGTTGGAAATCTTCACCAAGAACATTAAAGGCAATAGTTCTTGTAATAGCGTCTCCAATTACAGGGAATATTCTTAATATCATCATAAGTGCAGACCAAGGAATTTCCTTATCATTATCAGTAAGCCCTGTTATAGCTTTTTTTATATTATGCATAAATGAACCCATAGCACCCACAGGAATAAATCCAAATGGTTGTCTCTGGAATCCAGAAGCAAGACCAACAATAGCTTCTAAAATAAGACCGATATATCTACCAAAGTGTGGTAATCTAGCCATCATAAACATAGCTTGCTTAGTAGGATGTTTCTTCCATCCCTCCATGATATCTTCAAGAGGATACCCAGCAGCAACCAATAGTAGTGTCATATACATTGAATCTGCAATAGCATAAGAAAGTAAGTGTTGAGCATTCCTTGCTAAACTAAATCTTGGAAATGATCTACCAACTTGTTGAGCAGAAAACAATACGGGGTATCGTCGGAATGTTTCAAAGAAATGATCCCAACTAGAGTTACCTGTATTAGTATCAAATGGATTGGGGTCTACAAGAATCTCATGAATAAATCTTTTCTCAGCTCTTCGTAAGCCATAGATAACTTCAAGTCGTGGTTTAAACTCTTCATCTGTTACTAAATATTTTGTATTAGTTTGAACTAATAGATCTCCAAGACTATAGTATTCATCAGTACTATTGACCATCTCAACCAAGATATCAACATTTCCTTCAGTCAATGCTCCTTCACTCATTAAGTACATTATATTTGCAGCATCAGTTCCGGGAAGTCCTACTCGTTTCATTAGTTTAGATATTTCTTTACGAGACTGAGCATTTGTTTCTTTCTGTAGTTTTAAGAAGTTTACTAGTTTACTATTTGATCCACCTTTAGTTGCATCCTTTAACCAGCCTCTAAATACAACAGATCTAGCTACAGCAATCATCTCGTGTATTCTTTCAGCTAAATGCAAATTTCGTTCACCTAACCATTGGGGTGCTCGTTGAGCGAAAGTAGTTCTAGCATCTATATCAGGACGAGCAAAATCTGGAATACGCCCTTCATTAAATACCCTAATAATCTCTGCCATATCTCTTGCTACAGCTTTACGAACATTAGGACTAAGTTGAAGAAAGGGTGCTACAACACTAATCATAGTTCCACTAATACTACCTCGCCCTAATAAATTATTAATAATGTTCATTGTATTTTCTACAATAATAGTAGCTAAGGTTAGATTAGTACCGAATACAATACGAGTTACGTCAGGTGCATATTTAGTAATGAAGTTAAGAGTTTGATCTGCTCGATCTACATTAGTTTCATTCTTTCCTAGGACAGCCTTATATTTAGTATCAAGAACTCCAATTGAGCGTACAATCATATCTCTATCTTTTAAAGCTATATTAGATCCATCAGAATTCTTAAGATCACCATTAGCAAGAGCTGCTCTAACAATCGTAAGAATATCTCCAGTTGTAGCCTTGAAATTAAACTTATCCATATACATAGATTGCTCAGCAATAGCTTGCCCAACATGTCTCATAATACCATCAGCTAAAGTTTCAGGACTCCAGACCAACATATTTGCAATACCAGGATTATCTATAATTGAACTTATAGGTGGAACTGCCCACTGATTAGAAAAATATACATTGCTTCCAGCACCAACAACAATATTTGCAGTATAGACTGAAGCCGGAGTTGTAATCTCAGGAGTACCTCCTACAATAGTATGTGGATCTGCACCCTCAATAAGTTTACTTTTAGTAAGCCTACCATCCTTAGTATTAGCTTCAAAGATTTCAAGTCTACTACTAGTCTTATTTGAAGAATCATAATATCGATTCCACCAATTACTCTTACGTTCCCCAAAACCAAGATACTTAGCTGAGTATCTATTCGTATGGTAAGACATAAACTTCATAAGATCAATAACTGCTGGTATAATATAATCATTATAAATTTCTTCTCTAGAGTGTTCATCTAAATTCTCTAGTAGAGTTTCATGGATTCCAGAATCTTTAATTGCTTGAATCTCATCTTGAATATTTTCTAGATGTTTGAATCTGCTCTGATCTAATCTTTGTTTAAGAACAGCTATTGCCATTATTTCTTTCCACAACATAGGATTATTCTTCTTAATATTCTTAAGTTCCTTAAGTCCTTCTACAGGATCTTCAAGGTGTGGTAATTCCTTCATAGCATATAAGGTAAATGGTTCAATCCTACGTCTGTCTAAGTTCTTCTCATTACGAC